CAGGCCCTAGCTCTGCCGAGTTCAATCGCATAATGAACGAGAGCCTGGCACGAGATAGACATCTAGCTGTCAGTGCTATGGGTGGCCATGGGCACCAGAAGCTAGATGACTTCCTGCTTAGGTATGCTCAGCATGCAGCTGGTGGTAGTTGTAAGAGGCTACGTAACCAGCTTGAAGTTGAGTGGCGCGGCACAACGCACCCAGTTGATAGCCCCAATAAGCTTGCGTGGCTGGCAAGCTTGAGCGCAGATGATGTCGTTAGCATAATATCTGAGATGCCTGGGAATCCTGTGCGAACCACAGGCGTCAGGAAAACAGAGAGTGGCAAATTACGCATGCTCCTGCCTGCCCCCGAAGCCCACTGGTTAGTTGAAACGCTCGCACTTATGAGCTCTGAGACTGCTGTCTTCAGCGTTGATGATCACATAGAGCTCGAGAACTCCAGAATGCAAGAGTTGACAAGGATGCTCGATAGATTAGGCTGGATAAACAAAGGCATGTCTATTGCAGCGGAGGACTTTACTGATTTCAACATCTTGCATGATTTAGAGACGATGGAGAATGACTATCGTGCTCTCAGCAGCGAGATTTTTGCTCTGTACGGCCACAGGCACGCTGGGCAAGCACTAAAAGATATTCCTATTCCGCTCGTATCTGCGCTTTGCTGTCTTGTCGCAGCTGAAGCAATGAGCCATCTTGAGGCTAGAGATCTAGGAGCAAACAAGCCTTGGATAAAGCTAGTCCGTGGTCTCTGGTCTGGGTGGAGATCAACCATGTGGTACAACACACGGTTCAACAAGGCATACAGCGCTGCTGTACAAAGAGGTGTTGAGAACGAGTATGGATTCAATGTTCTGTTAGATTATTATCTGATCGGTGATGACAGCTTGCTAGGAACTGCCTCTGAATACGAAGCATTGCGGAGGCTAGAAGCCTTCGACCTGGATGATTTAGACTCACAGCCTGAGAAGCAAATGATTGACGATGAACAGGCTGAGCTAACCAGGATAATGCATAGGAAGGGCGGATATGTAAAAGGTTCATTGTTGCGAGGTCTGTTCAATGGTGCGAGTAGTGATATGCAAAGTGGCATTAACAGGCCAGGACCAACTATGGCCCAGTCGCTCAAAGACCAACTCAGCATGTGGATACGTAGAGGTTTCGATGAGGATATGGCCAACAAAATGATGCCTGTGCTCGCAAAGTACTGGCTTACGCTGCGCATCAGACGTGATGATGGACAAGTGGGTAGTAAGAACATACCTCACGCACTGCTGGTAGGAGCAGAGGAAGATGGAGGGCTAGGTTTCACAAAACACGGTGAGTTGGGTGTGAGACTACGGATACCAATGGTTGCTGCATCGAGTGGCTTTGGTGATGCACTTGACAAACACGTGGCGGCACAATGG